ATCCAATCCCGATAACCCAAGAGTTATTAAGGATTACAAATTCAAGAAGTTAGTGAAGAGCATCAAGGAGTTCCCTCAGATGCTTGAGTTAAGACCTATTGTTGTTAACAAGGAGATGATCGTGCTAGGCGGCAATATGAGACTTCGTGCTTGTGAGGCTGCGGGACTAAAGGAAGTTCCTGTGATCTTCGCTGACAATCTTACTCCAGAGCAAGAGATTGAATTTGTCGTCAAAGACAACTCCTCCTTTGGAGAATGGGATTGGGATGTGTTAGCGAATCAATGGAACATTGACAATCTTAAAGATTGGGGACTTGATATACCGAAATGGGAAGACACGGAAGATTTTGAAAGCGATGTGATTGACACGGGTGATTACGACTTCCCTGAAGAAGCCGTTGAAGGATCTCATGTGAAGATGGTTCAGTTGTTTTTAAGCACCGAAACAGAACCCCTGTTCAAGAAGTGGGAGTTGCACTTGCGTAAACTCTTTGACACGGATAACTTGACAGACACGGTTTACGAAGCAATGAAAAAGCTATACGAGGATAATCAAGATGATAAAGAGAATTGACCTATCACCCCGCTTGGATGATGACCAAGCAAAGAAGTTAGCAGGAGAGTTATTAGGAGAAAAGGACTACAACACCTTGATCACCTATGATGCGGATGTTTATTGCTCTGAGACGGGTAAATGCATTGCTAAGTTTCGCAAGAAGATCATACCCGCAAACATAGCTAAAGACGCTTACGAAAGTCTTAAAAGCGTTTCAGCGGTGTCTTCAAACAGGGGGGTGAGCGGAGGATCAACAGATGAAAAAGGATTGTTTAGCAAGAAGAAGATAAAGAAAGACGGAACAAGGTCAAACACTGATTTGGTTGATCCCGTTTCAAGCGGGATTATAGGATACTTTGACAGAAACCCTAGAACACCTTATTGTCGTCAGACGGCTTTCAATGAGAAGCAGTTCTCAAAGTTCAAAAAAGCCTATCCAATAATCAAGTTGGTGGACACTAAGTATGCGGAGTTGATGCCTGATAATTACGCCTTACAAAGAGCGATAGCCGATGAGACATCTCAAGACTTCGTTATACCAAACACGGCTTTCACGACAGTAACGGTAAACCGAAATTGGCAAACTGCCGTTCACACGGACAAAGGAGATTTTGAGAAGGGTTTTGGAAACCTTGTTGCGCTTAGAAAAGGAAGGTACACAGGAGGTTATTTTGTGATACCGAAGTGGGGTGTTGCCTTTGATCTTCAGAATTGCGATTTGTTATTAGCCGATGTTCACCAATGGCACGGAAACACTCCGATACATAAGATTGATGAAGACGCAAAGCGTGTCAGCCTCGTTATGTATTATCGTAAGAATATGATTGCGTGTGGTACTGCGGAGGAGGAAATGCAGATTGTCAAGAACAGAAAAGAAGGCGATAAGCTAAATTGATATGTGCGGTGTAGTAGGTTACAGTTGTCCTGATCCGAAGAAGGAACACTTTGAGATCTTACAGAAGATTATTGAGCAAAGCAAAATCAGAGGTCTTCATAGCTTTGGGTATTCTTTCTTTGATGGTGAGGTGGTAACAATCAAGTACCACGACATCAACAAAGTTGAGTTCCCTTTCACAAACAAGATTATCTACCACAACAGATATTCTACAAGTGGCGATTACACGAATCACGACAACAATCAACCTATTGCCGTTGGAAACGCTTCTTTGGTGTTCAACGGAGTTTTAGATATGAGGACCAAGCAGGAGATGGAAGAACATTATCAAATAGAGATGGAGACGGATAACGATGGTGAATTGATTCTGAAGCTATGCGGATCAGATCCTAATAAGATTCAAGAGTATGTTCAGAACACAACAGGATCTTTCGCAGGACTCGTTTTAACGGAGAACAACAAGATGATTGCCGTAAGAAACGGCAACAGACCTCTTTGGAGATTAAATCATAGCGGTGCGATCTTCTATGCTTCAACAAGAGACATCTTCAAGAGGGTTGACGAGTCTTTTGAACCTGAGGAATTAGAACCGAATATTGTCTATGAAAGCTGAACTCAATAAGGATTATATCACCTATCACATAGAATCCTCTCAAGCAAAAGACATTGACCCAAGCAACGATTGTTTGAGGTATGTCGCAAATCGCTTTGAACTAAACATTGAGCAGCGTTATTGGTTAGCATTCCTCTTCGGGACTTGCTATTCAGCGACAACAGTTTATTATGTTTACAACGAGTTCCCTGATTACGAGAATGTGAATGTGGACCGCCTTCAGCGATGGTGGGATCAAAACAAACACAAAACCCTCTTTCAAACGGATCGCCTAAGAGTAAAGACTCAAGACAAGTTTGTTGAGACATTCGTTAGCTACAAGAATCTTCTCGCAGGAAGATCTCAATCAGAACACTTCGCCTCCTTGAGGCAACCAACTCGTCAAAACACTTACGATAACTGCTACACGAACCTATCTCAAATAAGGAATTTCGGAAGGTTCACTATGTTCATCTACCTTGAGATGGTTCATGTGCTAACAGGATACGACTTAGAACCGACCTACCTTGATCTAAAGAACGCAGAGAGTTGCCGTAATGGACTCGTTTATCACTTAGGACACTACGAGTTAGATACTCACGGAAACGACAGGAAACTGACTAAAAAGCATATTGACTATCTTCAGTACAAGTTCAAGGAACTCAAGCAACAGATTGAGCAACACGATATCCAACACACCAACATCTGGAACATAGAAACAACCCTTTGCGCCTACAAGAAATACGAGAAGGGAAAAAGATACATAGGATACTACATTGACAGACAAAAGAAAGAGATTGACAAAATGCAGATCAATGTAAGTGAAGGAGTTGATTGGAGTCCCCTTTGGGACTTCCGACAAGAAACATACGATAGAAAATGGCTCAAAGAATTATAGCAATAGGCGGTGAACCCGCAACAGGAAAGTCAACAATGATGAAGAGAATAATAAAGCAGCATATGCCGCTAAAAACATTCTCCTACGGATTGGTAAAGGGCTTGTACTCCGAAGAGCATAACATCTACTTCATAGGGATCTACGACAGCTCAGTATTCTGCGGAACAGATAAACTCAGCATGGCGGTTCAACCCGTCTTCATAAAACTACTAAGCAAGATCCCTGACGCAACATTCGTGTTTGAGGGTGATAGGCTTTTCAATCAAAGCCTTTTTGATCAAGTGAAATGCGAGATATATGTTCTTGAAGTCAATGAAGAAGTTTTGAAAGCAAGACACGAGAAAAGAAACGACAACCAAACAGAACAATTCAAGAGAGCGAAGAGAACAAAGGTTCAAAACATAAAGGACAACAACACCTTCACCTTACTTCCAAACAACACGGAAGAACAAACGGAAGAGTGCTACAAAACAATCTTAAAAGCGATAAGACAATGAACAAAACCGAACAACATAAAAAAGCATTACTTGAAGCCCTTGAAAAGTCGCTTGGAGTAGTTACCTCAGCGTGTAAAACAGTCGGTGTAGGTCGCACGACCTTCTATCAATGGTTGAAGGATGACGAGGAGTTTGCTGAAGCAGTTAGGGATATTGAGAACATCGCTTTGGACTTTGCTGAAAGTCAATTGCATCAACAGATCTCAAGCGGCAATTCTACCGCAACGATCTTCTACCTAAAGACCAAAGGCAAGAAGAGAGGCTATGTTGAGAGACAAGAGATTGCTCACGAAGGTCTAAGGACCTTTGAGATAGAAGAAGTTGATGAGTAAGATCCGAGTCAATAAAGTCTACGGACACTTAAACAGATCTGATAAGAAGATAGTTGTTGAGCAGGGCGGAACACGCTCAGGAAAGACATACAACATTCTCTTATGGATTATCTTTCATTACTGCGGGAAGAATGTGGGCAAGACCATTACGATTGCTAGAAAGACCTTTCCTGCGGTCCGCTCCTCCGTAATGAGAGACTTCATTGAGATCCTTAAAGGATCGGATCTTTACAGAGAAGAGAATCACAACAAGTCAAACCACGAATATATGCTCAACGGAAATATGGTTGAGTTTATTTCAATGGATCAGCCTCAGAAGATTAGAGGTCGTAAGCGTGATCTCGCTTTCTTGAATGAGGCGAATGAATTGACTTTTGAGGATTGGCAACAAATCGTCTTCCGTACCAACGGGAGGATAATACTTGATTACAACCCCTCAGATACCTTCCATTGGATCTATGACAGAGTGATACCAAGAGATGATGCTGACTTCTATCAAACCACTTACAGAGACAACCCCTTTTTAGATCCTACAATCATTCAGGAGATAGAGAGACTAAAGGAAACGGATGAACATTATTGGAGAGTTTACGGATTGGGTGAGCGAGGTACGAACCGTGCCCAAGTGTTTCAATTCACTACCGTTCAGCAGATCCCTGAAACGGCTAAATTTCTATCTTTTGGTTTGGACTTTGGATTCACGAATGATCCTAGTGCATTGGTGGGATGCTATCAAGAAGGTGATAACCTTTATTTTAAGGAACTTCTTTATTCTACTAACCTTACTAATCAAGATCTTGATAGAGAGTTCAGGAGGCTAGAGATCGGAAGGTATGACGAGATCTTCGGAGACTCCTCAGAACCGAAGAGTATAGAAGAACTTCACAGAATGGGATGGAACATCAAGCCAACTCAAAAAGGTGCTGACTCCGTTAACGCAGGAATTGATATGCTCAAGAGGTATAAGATTCATATCTTAGGAAGCAACTTGATGAAGGAGATGGAGAACTACAAATGGCTTGAAGACAAGAACGGAAACTTGCTAAACAAACCTGAAGACAAGTACAATCACTTGATAGATGCCCTGAGATACGGGGTGTATAATAAACTAAGCAAACCGAATTATGGAAGGTACACAATCCGTTAGTATAGAGATTCCAGAGAATCTATCAGACATCAAACTATCTGCGTACAAAAAGTTCATCTTGTTAGCAAACGAGGAGAATGGTGATGAGATAGCCCTTCATCAATTCTGCGGACTTACTCCTGTTCAACAGAGCGGAATGAAGAAGAAGGATCTTGATGCGATAAGAAATCAGATTGGGGAGATCCTTGTTCAAAAACCCGCCTTGACAAAGACCTTTATGTTCAAGGGGAAAGAATA